TTTTTTTGCGTAAGTTCATCACGGATCACACTTATTCCGGTACGGTCAATAATAGTATAGCCGCGCTGAAAATCACCAAAGGCAATAGGGAACGCACCATCGGCGATATCTGGCATGTCCTGTGTAAGAACATACTCGAATCCATTGATGGTATTGGCAACAGGACCATTTAGTCCTGGATGCCATAAAAATTCACCAGTATCTGACCTTAGTGTCCGAAGAAAAGAGTTGGTGGTACGGTTCCAAAGATATAGGGGTTTGTACCCGACCTTTAAAGTCCCTGGCAAAACAATAACGTCATCTGCGACGATAGTATCGTCTTGTTTGGAAAGTAGGGCGTTCGACGTAATGCGCTGGTCGGCAAGGAAGCCTGCGGGCTTCTTGATGCCATCGCCATTAGTATGAAGAAAGCCTTCTTTTTGAGCAAACGACTCGACGGCATCTCCCATAAGTTCCGCTTCCATATCAAACATGGCGTTTTGCATCAGATCTATCGAGATTGGGATATTGACCGTTTGGCGGAATGTATTAAGCGTTTCGTTGCTGTAAGTTGAAGTGCTATCCTCGTTAGGCTCATCCTCGCCCTCGAAAAATGATTCCAAAAGCGTATCTCGCACCGGCAATTCTATCGCCTTGCTGGCAATCGTTCGAACACGAGCCAGAGATCTAATATTTGATACTTCGGTGATCTTTTTGATAATCTCGGTATCCAGCTCAGTCGTGGTTAAAAAACCGCCCGCGACATCACTATCGCTTCTCAGAAGCGCTTTTTGATCGGCATCCATTCCATTAATGGCTCTATCCCCTACTCGGCAATAGAGGTTTAGCGCTTTGTACTCAGGAGATTCCTTGTAATTTTTCGAATCGGAATGTCCTCCAGACCGCGCCATCTCGATTTCAAGCGTATCGACGCGGGCATTGGCTTCGTCCTCGCGGGCTTCAGCCTGCTTTTTATAGAGTACAAATTCTTTATTCTTGTCTTCTTGACTGTCTAAAAACGCATCATATCTTTCGATTTTTTCATGGTCGATGTTGTGCTTATCAAGCTCTTCACGCAAACCCGTGACGGCTTCCATGACGGCTTGAGCATCAGTATCGCGTTGGTTGGTATTTCCACGGGGATCGTCGGGCATAGCAAGACTCCTGTTCGGTTCACGATTGAATTACACGGGGGAATCAGCTTCGCACTGACCGTATAAGCGGCATCACACCGCCCGAATTGCCCGAAATGTAGAAGGTATTTAGCTGATGGATCCCAACTCGTTTAGAACATCATTCCAAGATGTGGTTGGAGGAGCGAGTACCTTACTGACTGCTTTGTAATCTACTTTTTCTACTGTGTCAATATCTGACTTGTTGTTAAAAATTCTCGATGCGATGATTTTCGATGCGCTCTTAGACATTGAGCCGGACGCTTTTAAGAATTTTTCCAAGTCCCTTGCCGTCCATTCCTTAACGTCATCGGAAACAAAATATTGCTTGTCGGTAAATGGGGAATCGACATCCATCTTTGCGTAATAACGCTCGAGATGTCGTATCGCTTTTGGGCGATCAATTTCCGGCAAATCTACGCCGCCCCTCGCGCCTTGCAACGCAGCAGCCGCCGAAAACACTGCTTTTGGCACAGCAACCATCTTGCCGTTAATCACGTCCGCTATTGGCAATTTGTAAGCACTGAATAAGTTCGATTCCGTAGCGTCGAACCACACGAAGGCTTTCTTATACTCAGCACTTGGGCTTTCGTCAGATCCAGTAAGCTCTCGAATTCTTGCGATCGCTGCCTCGGCACCCCACGTCTGGTTGCGTGCCGCCATTTTATGATCTTGGAAAGGCACGACCGCCTTAACTTCAGTAACGTTAGCTTCGGTATTCATGGGCTCGTCGACTAAGGAACCTTCCCAAATCGTAGCTTTATGAATGTTCCTTATGGGTCCGTCCATCTCAAACTCGTCGACACTAAAGCCAACTGAAAAGTCCGAAATAACCCCTTGCTTGGCCAGCGAAAATATCTCGCGCCCTTGCTGGACATCTAGATTAATGTGGCCGACACCAAACAAGCCCTTATCGTCTTCAAATACCCGATCGATGGGGAACCCGCCGACGGTCCTAAAATGATGGTCTTTGAATCGGATCTGCCGATTTTTGGCACGAAGCTCAATTAAGGAGTCTTTAAATGCGCCTCGAGTAAATCTATCGTTTCCACGATCGAGCCCCCAGGTCGCTATATAGCCTTTTACAATGCCAATCGGCACCCCGTTGACTGCCTCTTCCTTGACTTCCACCGAGTACCCGCCGCAGTATTTGGTTTCTATTTTGGCTTTACTACGGCGCTTATCCTCGTCATCTTCGTGATCACTGTTACTTTCCATATTAACCTCTTCAGTATTTATCGGCGTGGAAGTTTTGTCGCCCTGGAACTCATGAGTATGACTTTCTCCGTAGGCGTCCGTCGATGTTTTGTCGCCCGCCACCTCATGCCAATGGAGATTGGGGTCATTGATATTTCGGATGTCGAGGGCGGTTTCACGACCATCAAACAACGTGTGAGTGTGTTTGGCCTGTTTTATTTCTGTCATCTTAACCACCTTATCGTCATCTAATCTCGACTATAAACCGAGTCACACCGACAGTTATGGTTTATTATTCCATTCGATAAATATACACTTGATTTTGTTTCTAAATTATATACATAACCAGCATATTTATAATGATTAACGCCAATGATGTCTACAGACACTATCTTTCTGGTGCGTCGGTCAATGATTGTGCGAGAAAATTTGGTATCTCCGTCTGGCATTGTCAAAAATCGATTAGAAAACACGGCTCCATTAGAAGTTTGAATGGATCCTTGTTGATTCGTTATGCCAAACAACATAGAAAAATATTTAATGAGGTAATTAGACATCACGAGAACGGGATTTCTATAAAAGCTATTCACGAACTCACTAGATATGGACGAAGCAGCATTAAAAAAGCTCTTGAGTGGGGTGGCGTCAAACCTAGGAATAGATCCGAGGCGATGTATCAAAGAATGGCTGATACGCCTTTCACAAAACGGCAAGATATAACTAAAAAAGCAAACGAAGCTATCCAAACAAAAAGCTCTGGTTTTTTTTATGCGGCTGCTGTTAAGCAAGCAATGACTAAAGAGCGCACCCTTGCCAAAGTTGGCGAGGGGGAAGAGATATTCATGAATATGATCAGTGGGATGGGTTTCCATTGCGCCCAGCAAAAGGCTGTTGGAAAATACAATATTGATATCCTTATCGGGGATCTCGCCGTGGAAATTCACAAGTGCACCTACATACCTCACGCCACACCCCAATACCGCCCAAGAATTGAATTTATCCTCAATAGTGGGCTGCACGTTCTGTATATCAAAACATCCAGCGGGCGACTTACTTTCGATGCTGCCCAATACACGGCTACCCTTCTTGAGAGTTTTAGCAAAAACCCACCCGTCAGGCGTCAATATCGGATGATTTGGGGTGACGGTAAGTTTATTGCCTCTGGACAACTGGATACCAACCATGGTTCCCTCGTAATGACGCCGAGTTAACGCTCTAATATCACTCGCGTCAACAACTGTATTTGGATGTAAACAGTTTATGACATTAGCCGCCGTTGCGCCGAAGCTGGTGTCTCCGGGGAATCTTAACTGCTGGCCCATCACAACATATAAATCCTGTACCCGCTGCAATTGGGAGTCCGCGCTAACGTGCGCCGACCTAACCCGCTCGTCGCCCTGCGTCACCCATTCTTTAAACAGCGGCTCTTGTGGTGTTTGAAGCGTTAACGGTTCTTTCTTGGCGATCATGTCCGCCTCGGCCAGCTTGGTCGCCTCGGCCATCGCTTGGGTCTCAAGTGAAACGATGCCCGTCTCACGGGATTTCAGTTTCCGCGATAAAATTGCGGAGGCATTGATAGCCGTTTCGATTTGATCCACTGTTTCGCTAGCGGCCAACTGCACCGCCGATCGCATATTTCGATGTGTGGTTTCAAGAATAATCCGTGACTGCTGAACAGCCCTCCTGCTGGCAAACAGAGTAACAGCCCTTTTCAGTATCTTTTTTTCATCAGATGTCAGCCGATTTCTGCCGCCCGACAATCTTCTTAACGTTCGGCTTTTGAATTTCAATGACACCGAGCCGTAGAAATCGAGCAACAGGTCTTTGAGTTCGTCCTGGAAGATATCCGCCCGCGTCGTTTCTCCACGCAATAAGTCTGACTGAAATCGCGTTACGATGCTTTTGTCCAGCGTTCGGATTTTTCGACGCAGCTTCCTTTCCAGTATCAGCTTATCCTTGAAATCAGGAATGACTTGCTTGCGTATTTCAGCGTCGGATAGTGGCATTAGGGACTATAAATAAACTGCTCGTGTGATAAGCATCAGGTTAATTATTTAAGTCACAAATGAGGCTGAAAAAATTAACCTGCGTGTTTCCACATGTCAGCTTCCTCGTTTACCAAAACCCCCATAAGCAAGACTTATGGGGGTTAGGTATACATCAGTGTCTACACTGGAAAGGTGGCAGAGAGGTCGATTGCAACGGACTTATAATCCGTCGTGATGGGCCAGCAGTTAAGATTCCCCGGAGACACCAGCTTCGGCGCAACGGCGGCTAATGTCATAAACTGTTTACATCCAAATACAGTTGTTGACGCGAGTGATATTAGAGCGTTAACTCGGCGTCATTACGAGGGA